ACTTTTGAATAGTTCATTGTTGTATTATCAACATTTAAACTCATCCATTGTGCTATAATCACATCATATAAAGGATGCTCAATAACCATTGGACGCATATCACTACACGATCGCTCAAATTTAGCGTAATCATCTAAATGATCAGGGCCTTGGAAATAAAACTCTAAAGGAAATTTACGACCTAATACTTTTTTCTTTTTCGCTAAAGTTCCGTTAACTTCTAAAAACGAAAATTCAGATCCATGCCATTCAATAGATTTACTAGAGTTTACCCAAATAACAGTATATACTTTTCCGTCACCAGTAGTAATACTTAATTGTTTTGTTATCTTGTCTTCCCAACTCATTTCCAAACTTTTGCTAATTGGCGTTCGCCTTGTTTAATATAAAAATCATCAAGTTTTTTTTGAGTGATCAAAGAAGCTTCTTGCATAAAATTAGTTGGCTTTACTTTTACCTTTCTACCTTTTTTAAATGAATATAGTGGTGTAGCTTTAAAATTTGCTTTTTTACTTCTTAAATTGCTTTTTGGAGCAGTATCAATTCTAAATAAAATATCACCTCTTAAAACAAAACCACCTCGACCGGCAACAGATGCTGCAATAACAAATTTTTCTCTTTGGTTTTTACCAATTGAATCGTTAACATTTATAATCCTATTAATTTTACTTAATTGCGCATTAGGCTTAACTAAACCAGTATGTGTTTTTCCTTTACGAGCAAATACAGTTGGAATAAAACTCCTGTTATCAATTACCCCTCCGTGTTCTTGCTCTTCCAAATCATCAACTGAATGATTTGTTCCTCCTTTAGAAACAAATCCAACAGAAGATTTCATTGTGCTAATATTAAACCCTGTGGCTTTTTGATAAGTACTATTTGCTTTAAAGAAATTCTTTTCACGATTAATAAAATTATTTTTAGAAGATCGTAACATTGTATTGGTTTTAACATCAAATGCAGCATCATTCAACGTACCACAAACTGCTGCTGGTAACGCTGACTTTCTTAATTTCTCTAACTTGTTAGTCATAGAAACAACCGCATCCGTATTGATGTTTATTCTCATTAATCTAAATAAAAACTTATTCCATCAAGCCTAACATTTACAGTAGGACCAGCAAGAGTTCCTGGATTTACATAAACATTTCCATTTGTATAAACAGATCCTTCTACTGCAATATAAGTAGTGCCATCTTGAGCCATCAAATTAAAATATCTTTGATATGAAGGTCTATATCCGGCCGGTAAATTAAATATTACTCCTGATGTCAAAGTTGCAACACTTACAACACCTTGCAATGTTACTAATCCTTCATAATTTTTTCTATATTTTACAGTACTAGTTGCTGTCCAACTATTTAAAAAAGAAGAAACGGTTATTGGGGTAACAACAGGTGTTCTGAAAATATTCACAACATTCCAGCACGGAGAAGTAGGGCTATTTAAAAAACTCGCTTCTAATAAAACACTTTCATTAGTCTTTAAAGTTAACGTTCCAGTACTTGGCTGAAAAACATCAGAACCATCAGGAACTAAAGCTAAATCACCGGCACCAGTATTTAATATTGTTATTTTTTTAAAATTATTTAAAGTAGTTAATGGCGGTAAAATAAAACCACCAGCAGCGGCATTAATCTTAATAACTAAACATCCAACATCGGCATCTGTTAAATTAGTAGTTCCAGCGCCATAAAATCTTTCTTCACGATATGAATTTGCCATATCTAAAAACGCTTCCATGTACTGAAAACCATTTACTTGATCTTCAGGAAAACCATTTGGAGTAATACTACTTAATGCTGCTAATCGCGCAAAGAACTGATGAAAGTCAGCGTACACATCTTTATTTATCGGAGTACCATCTCCAATACCAGTATTATCTTTTATATTTCCGTAAGGAAAAGCACCGCCTGGTGCTGTTACATTTGTTTTACTTGCTAAAGGAATCATGTTTATATATAATTAATGAATAAATAACCTACTGTTTGAACTTGTTTTATGTTTAAAATTAACTGCCTAAATTCTTGCTCTCTTGATGCTGTTACATTGGCGTAAGTACCTAATACAGATCCGCCAATAAAAAATGTACTTCTTAAATTTGACCCAACATTAAATCCAACATCAACGGAATTATAAATACTATTTGCTATCACGCTGTTTATATAAATACCACTTTGTACATCGCTATGCTGGTGATCTCCATGTTGAACTTGTGATGAGATATTCGCATTTAATGTAACCGGATTATATTGACTAAATCCAGTTGGATAGTTATAAATAATATTTTCATGCACATAAACATTAAATCCAGCATCTTGTAATTGTTTTTCTAAATTAAGATAATGTCCTTTTGCAGGATTAACACCCGGCGCTTGCATCTTTCTTTTAATAGCCAACATTCTACTTGCTAAAGGAGTTGCAAGGTTTGTAATTAATCCTAACCTTCTTTCCCAATCAGTTGCATCATCGCTGGTGAAATTTGAATTGTCAGGTAATATGCTGTATAAAATAGATACAGCATCTTCATAAGCCTGAGCTTCACTTACTGCCAACGCCTTATGTAATCCTTCAAAATAACCAAAGAATGGCAGTTTCCAAGCCCTACCGGTTGGATAAAGTTGGCGTGTTAATTTTAATATTTTATCTCCTATGTAACTCATTATAAGTAAACAATTGTAGGGTTCAAATAAGGAATGTTGCCATTGTTAAATGTATAAGTGCTCATTGAAACTGCATCTACAGTAAATGTTACACTTGTAAAAACAGCCCCAGGTTTTGCTGTTATAATTGATCCAATTAATTTATTTGTATCAATTATATCATTCTTATCAGTTAACACATCTGCACCCGCAACGAATGGTCGCATAGCATTTACTGTGTCAGTAAGCGCGGTTAATAAAGTTGCTTGTATAGCTGGCGTTAATCCTGAGTAACCAGTAATTGTAATTACAATTGTCTTAATTGTAACTGGCAAATAATTAACCATTGCTTGTAAAGGTCTTCTACCTCTTTCGTTTAAGGCTAGTGAAGTATCCGGATTAAAATCAACTACAGTTTCAACGTCAGTTAATATTTGTGCTGTTGGAGTTCCTTTACCATCTATCGAATCAACTACTGTAGCTTCTACATATAAATCTATTTCTCCTTGAGTTCCACTTTTAGCATAAGGATAAACTCTTTCTACTCCTTGAGCATCTTGTGACCATAAACGATAATCTGTTGCGGCACCACCTTGAGCCTCTAATCTATATGATAAAATTACATCCGTACGATACGCCTCTATTGTTTCAGCCGCTAATGGCGGCACGATTACACTAAATACACTTGTTGAAGCAACACCGCTATTAACTAACGGTATCGGGGCTGTTGGAGTTAATGTATCCAATAAGTCTAATTTACCTTCAGCCCCTAACGTTAAAGCCCTTACTGTTATATAATCAGTAGCCGTTAATAACGTATAAGCATTGTCTAATACATATAAAATTCCCGGATTTAAACTAGTATCATCACTTTTAAATGTTGATTGAGCAGGAATAACAGCTCCAATTGTACCAACTACTTTAATTGAATACTGAGCGGCAACAGCTGCGAATGGAACTCTTCCTAGTTTGATTGTTCCAAAACGGATTAATGTCTCTTCATCGCACGTATCGGGAGCAACGTTTTTTTGTAAAGCTGCTATTACCAAATAATATATTTTTAATTTTGCAGCATGAACAGCCGCAAAGCATCTTAGTACAGCTTTACCAAATGGATTAATATTAACCCCATATTCAGTGTTGATGTCAGCGATTATGCCAGTGTAAAGCGAATTTAATGTTGGAATTGTTATCATATAAAAAAATCATTGTTAAAATCTATTGCGAAAAAATCACCGCTTGCTTTTTTAATAAAATTAATTATTGCCACTTTTTCATCACCGGTTTGAAAAACACCTCTTATCTCAACCGATACTTTATTTGTTTCAGGAATTGAAACGACAACAGTTAAAGTAACACCTAAATCAGAAAGATATTTTAAATCTGTTTTTATAGCATTTTCAATTTTAACACGGCCAATACTTGTTAATTCAGTTGTATTTAATATTCTTTCAGTATTTGAATTAAACTGTAAAGCAGCCTGAGACGGGAACAATAAACTATTACCCCACCAATCCTTTGAGTCGGCCAATGTTATTGTAGCCTCTGTGTTTTGTTCTACATTACCCCCAAACATTGATAAATAAAACTGATTTTCATTACCATTAACAATTGCCAAATCATTACCGAGCAACTGTAAGTCGCCTCCGTTTAATGTTTCAATTATTGCTAGATCAAAAAATCCCATATTTATTTTTTAGTACTCATTGTTGAAGTCATTTGAGGCATCACACTAACGCTTTTAGTTCCACCACTATTAAAATCTACTGGTACATTTCCATCATTTTTAACTGTTATTGTAGCATTAGCATTAGCGTTATTTGTTGTAGTCGTATTTTCTGCCTGAGCCACTTTTGTACTTTGAAAATTCATAGCATCTTTAACACCAGGTTGTGATGTTACCATTTTCATTGCCCATGAACTTTCAAGATCTTTAATTTTTTGCTGACGATTTGCAGACTGAGCCGCCTCACTTCCTCCAACATCTGCAGTACTTCCTTTTCTAGTCAATACATTATTAGTATAAAGAGCGGCATTCATAGCAGATAAATTAGCTAGTGACTGATTTTCTTTAATATAGTTCTGTCTATCCTTAGCGCCTTGCGCCATTTTCTTTTTTTCATTGGCATAAGCAACATCAGACATTCCACCAGTTGCATTCTGAAAACCATACCATATAATTTTCATTCCATCAACAGTAGTAGCGAATGCATTCGACATTACTCCCCACATTGATTTTGCTTGATAAACAAAAGCATCAATTGAATAACCCATTCCGGTCATCATTATATCCCATTGATCACCCCAGCCTTGATATTGACTTGCTAAATACGCAAGCCCTGCAACTAGTCCGGCAACGGCTGCTATTACTAATCCAATTGGGTTTGCAGTCATTGCAGCATTCCATAACCACTGAGCTGCCGTAACTGCTTTTGTAGACCATTCATAAGCCTTTAATGCTAAAGCACTTTTACCAACTGCTACAGATACTATTCCAGTTAAAGCACCTTGAATACCTAAAGCAATATTTAAACCGCCAGTAACTAAAGAGGTTGCTATTATAGAAGCTTTCCATATTGCAAAAAATTTAATAACATTTATTCCAACTGCAACAATTGTATCTAAATTATCAGTTACGTAGCTAATTGCACTTTTAGCACGTTCTAATCCTGAACTTGAAGCATTACTACTAGTAAGCATATTAGTCCAAGCATTACTCAATTCAGACAATCTATTAGAAAGTGTATTTGAATTTATACCTGCTGCTAATTGAGCTTCTTTAGTTCCAGTAACTCCTTTTGTATATTCTTTTATTAAGTCTGTATTATTTAATAAAATTCTTCCAACTCCTAAATTTATCAAACCAAAAGTATCAGTTACATAAGCATCTTTTTCTTTTGCTGTTTTTAGTTTATCAAACTTTACCT